CAATGTTGTCTCAGAGAGATCTGTTGCCGACTTGACATGTACTCGTATGATTACAGCCAGCTCGCTATCCTGGAAAGCAATATTGTTTGGACCATTCTCCCCGAGCGGGATGTCCGCACCTTGGAAAATAGAAAGTGCGGGTAACTGGCCCTCTTCAACGTCATAAACTCTGCCGCGCTCGACATTGGTTCCGGTAGTCGTTAACCCCGTTAGGGTGGTGGCTATCTGAGCCAGTATGTCTTCGACGCGGTGTGCCATTATACTTTCTCAAGCATTAAAAATGTGAGGCCCAAGCCACCCGGCTCAATGTCTCGGATCGTGTATTCGATCAGCACGCCTCGATCATTAGCTGTAGTTAACTTAGCGCCGTTGGTTGCGTCTGCTACATCAGCGGACGCGCACCTGAAATTTGGTGTTGAAGAAACGGCTCCACTGTCTTCAAGGTAAAATCGATCATGAATCCCGTTGATCGTTCGGGTCTTACTGCTAGGGTGTGTACAACCTTCGGGGGTGTAAGTGGCTACATCCCAATCACCTAACATCATGGCAACATCGTTGCTGTCTTCAACTGAGGCAGTCATAAGGTAAAAGGGGCGGTTGCCCGCCCCTTCCTATTCCTTTTCTTAGGTTACGAGACCAACACCGACATTAAGTTTGACCTTAATAGTGGTCTGAGCGTTGACACCCGCTTCCCATGCAACGCAGCAATTAGAAACATCGCCAGTTGCTGGAGTAGCTAAGTTGTCATCGAAAGCCAAAGCAGATAAGTCATAAAAGACTTCTTCGCCCTGAGCAATGACAGCCGCCGATACTTTAGGCAGTTCAAAAACGCCCGTCATGGATACCGAACCGACGCCAGTAGTAGCTGCAATATCTTCCAGAGCTACGCCAATCTGTGTTCCCACAACAACAACGGCTCCTGAAAGGATTGCTGCACCAGTGTTGACGTATTCAATAACCTCGCCATCTTGTACATATGAAGTAGACATAATAATTTCCTTCTAATTAGGGGCCGGATAATCCCGGCCCCAGGTTTCAGTTCAAGCCGTATTAAGCGCCTGCGTTCTTGTAGCCACCACGGTGGTCAATTGAATCGACACCGTAATCAAGACGTACTTTCATCTCTACGCCGTCAACAGTCCAACCGTCTTTGCTTTCCAGGTATGGTGTTTGATTACCATCAAGGAATGCAACTTCGACCACTGGTACATAGCTAGGATCAGCAATTAAGTACCATGCAGTGGCACTGGTAGCATCAAGACGTGGATCAGAAACGACCTTAGCCATGTTGCGAGCAGTGTTAGGTTTCTTACTGTTGGACTGAGAGAAATCAGTCTCAGAAGACATGTGGCTAGCAGCCAAGTCAGCAAGAGCATCAGGTACTAACAGAACGACGGGTTTGATTCCTAAGAAATCATTGTCGTCCAGATCCTTCTGCAGACGCATTGCCGAGCGACCAGCACCCAGAGTAGCCATGGTCATTGCAGCACCGGTACCGGCCAAGTTGCTGTGGTCCGCATGGAAGATCACGGTGCCATCAGCCATAGCGGCATTAGCATTGATAACGCCGTAAACATCGTTACCAACGGTACGTGCAGCAGCGCGACCGATGTACTGAGCCATACGCATGAAGCCGCCTAAGTCATCATTGATGATGGCCTGACGAGTGAAGGAAATCATCTTACCCTTGGTGATAGCCTGGATAGTTTCTTTCTCATCACCGATGCTACCGTGTGTGAACTCTCCACCTTCCTTAACTTCAGACAAGGAGTTGAATGAACCCATACGGATGCGTGAATTAACCTTGAAGTCGGGAACGCTTGATACTGCAGCAATCTCTCTCCAGGTCTCTTCCATCGTTTGATATGCAGTCTGTAGTTGCTTACCTATGCTGTTTTCCAACAGGGAAGGGAAATCGCTAGTGCTGTGCGTAAACGCAGCGCCAACAACTTGCAGCTTAGACATGCGACCGGTATTGATGCCGTTAATCTCAAGAGATTTACGAGCCAATTCCAGCATGGTGTAACCGCGCAATTCATTGTCACCGCCATCTTTCTTAGATACACCGGAACGAATTTCCATAGCTTCCTGTGCGGCTGCTCGGAACTTATCGCTCTGATCAACCGTAACGGCAACGTGTGGAGCACCGGACGGAGTAACACCAGATCCCATGGCATCCAGAAGAGCTTTACGAGCACCTTCTACAGTCACGTTCTGGTCAGTGATACAAGCATCTAAAACGTCAGCATGCTGGCCTTTATGCGGGGCGAAGACGCCTCGAATATCCAGACAACGCTGGGCTTCGCTAGCTAAGGCTTCAGTAACAGCCTGATCCGTTGCGAGCTTGGCGTCAATCTCAGCCTGGGTTTTGCCGTCATTTTTGTTAGGCATGGTACTATCCTCATTTTTGTCGGCAAGATCCGACGGTTTCAAACGCCCAGGAACATTCCTGAACTCCGATAGATCAAAACTGGCAGCAAGTTCGATCTCGCCTCCAATTTCATCTATAAATCCTTGCTCAAGTGCTTCATCAGCATCTAACCAAGTTTCATCATCCATCATCCCGCTAATAACGTCCTCAGAGAGTCCGGTCTTTTTGGTGTAGGCAGACAACAATGTTTTCTTCATCTTATCCATAACGTCTGCGGTTTTACGCATCTCGTCAGCGTCGCCCATTGCGCCGCCCCAAGGGTTATGAATCATCATCAATCCGTTATCGGCCATGGTAATATGATCACCGGCCATCGCAATAACTGAGCCCATGGATAGCGCGATACCGTCGATGTCGACCGTGGTGCGGGCTGCATGGTTGCGAATAATATTATAAATCGCATTACCGTCGGTGACTGAACCACCTGGTGAATTGATTCGTATATTAAGATGTTTAATGTTGCCGAGTTCTTTTAAGTCTTCGGCGAACTGTTTGGCTGAAATACCCCACATACCAATCTCATCGTAGATGAGCACTTCAGCGGATAGGTTGCCCTGAGCTTCCATGGCGTACCATGACTTTTCGGGGGCTTTGGGTTTAATGCCGTTGACGGTCAGGATGCCACGGTTTTTACCGAGCAAGCTAAGTGCCTTATCTAAACGGGACTGTGACATCACATTCTCCTGTAATTATCTAATCGTACAAGTTGCTTGACAAAAAGCATTACCTGTGCATTTCATGGGCATCATAAGGTAATACGAGCGTCTGTCAACTTATTTATCATCTTTATCCTTCTCATTTGGATCATCGTCCTCATTCGGATCATCGGGCGCATTCGGATCATCGGGCGCATTCGGATCTGGCTCCACAATTTTAGTAGGATCAGGAATCAGACCATCCTCTATGTCACGCTCCATTTCCTCAACAAGTTGTTTGCGTACTTCGTCCGGGTTACCACCGCGACGACGAATGACTGAAGACTTAGAGGATATCTGTGCTTCGAGTTCGAGCTGCACACCCTTCATCTCTTTGGCAGGATCTATCCAGGGCATGGAGGGTCGTGAGTGATCGGCCAAGTAGAGGGTCGCTTCATCCACATCGTCGGGCACCTTAATGGTGCCGGCAGTGATGGCGGTCTTAACAAACTCTTCCCAGACAGGCATGGCTTGTTTGAATACAAAGAAGGACCACAACACACCATAGTGGACGTGGGATTCGACCAGCTCCTGGCGTTGACTGGAGTACGAGCCATCATAATTTTTAGAGATGCTGGAGGCGCCGGTACCAACACCTGAAGCTGCGGCTCGCATATTCGCATCGCGGAAAGTAATGACAGCGTTATTGGGGCGGTTGCTGGCGATGGTGCCAACCTCTTCGCCCTGTTTCAAATCATCATAAATCATCCCAGGGTTAAACTCCATCTCACGGAAATCGTCGTTCCCGTCTGCAGGAGCCACGTACATGTCGGGCGCACCCTTCTTGATGAAGCCTGTCATAGCAGCCGCTACCCGAGCCGCTACCCGTTCTGACTCTTCAATATCTTTGATGTCATCGAAACGATTCATTACACAAGCGAACACTGACACGCCACGAGTCTGCTTTACCCGCGACATGGTTTTCAGGTGGATCATGTTTTTAGCAGCGACTTTTTTGGTCTCGTGGGTAGAGGTCGTTATGTATGAGTTGGAACCCGGATGTGCCTTGTACAGATAATACTGGCGCGGGCGACCCCATGCGTTCTTCTCGATCCCTTGAGTAACGCCCTTCTTAGCCTCTTCTAACTGGATAGGGACATAGTCCGCTTCTATCAACTCAATTGAGTAGGGTACTTGGGTGCCATGGTCAAGGCCCCGGACATTACCTCGGAGATGTTGGGTAAACATCTCGCCGTCACGGAACCAAGACCTGGCAGTTAATCGTTGGGAGCTGTAATAATCCAGCCCGTTAGTAACTTCAGGCGCACGTATCCAATCCTTCCACAGCTTCAATAGCTCCGTGTTAAAGTCACGGTGCAGTTTGCCTTCTTTATTCTGTGTTTGGGGTTCAGGGATAATACCGAGACCGACCACGTTATCCACCAGGACATCGAGAACGCCCTTGGCAATATCATAATTCTCTTCAAGGTGCCGAGCATCATCCCGTAATTTTTCGGCAACACGGGTAGATGAGTCGGGGGTGCCACTGGGTCCACGGTTTTTACGCATCCGGGACTGCTTACCTGCTTCGTAGTAGCCTTTGATCGCTCGCCGAGCCTGTAGCTGTCGTACGGCAAATCTCGGTGCGATGCTGGCTATCGCTAAATCAAACCATTTCATGGATTAGAACTCCCGCTAAAATTCGCTAAAGAAACACCGGTACGCTGTTGACCATTAGCAATTCGCTGCAGGCTAGCTTCTTGGCTGGACCAATAAGTAATCATCTCGCGGATCTCAGAGGCGTGCACTCTCGTGAGCGTACGATCCCCAATGGTGTACGACTGCCCTTTGGACACGGCCAAGGATGCCGCTTCCCAGGCAACAACCTGTGCTGACGCTTGTGTAAGTGTTATAGCCATTTGAGTACCTTTATAATTTAGTTCGCTACTAATACCATTTCAAAATCTACGGTGGCTGTTGGTGTGTTTGCGCCCTTAGCCATCCAGCCAATATCGGTTAATTCCTCAAATTTCTGCCCGCCTTTAAATTCACCCGAATGCTCCCCCGTTACCCCTACCGGCTCAACTACGCTACGCATTATTCCAGAATAAGGGGTAGCCGTTTCTAATATCCCGCCCCGTTGGTAGAATATAAAATCAATCGGCTTGTTGCCATCAGTGGTTAATACATAGCTATAAACATAGGCGGTAAAACCTAAAGGGACGGTGTATACCCCAATCTGGCTTTAGCCTCGCGGGAAATCTCCTGCTGCAATTGCCCCATCTATATGCGCCCAATCTTCTACCCCACCTGTATCTTCGACGATTATTTTAGCTAAATGGGAGCCTGCTGACGGGTTTGCATGGGTACCGGATGTTTCTACATGCATACGGTATATTCTAATGAAATCAACAATGCCATCCGGTCCAGCTAATGTGCCATCTGTTGCATGAGTGAGCAGTATTTCCGAGACTATTGAGCCATCTGTGGTGATACCTTCAACATGAATTGACCTTGCCCCTGTGCCGTTTTGTCGGTCTTGAGCATTTCCGCCAGCTTTAACCCTGACGTTCACCGCCCCAGCAACTTGCGGCGTAGGGTATACGCCTCCATGCGTTAAAGGTTGATAGTTTGTGGTTATCCCCGCCAGCTTGCCGAACTTATGAATTAACGAGTGGCCAGGGACGTCCCCCTCCGCGACAGCATGGAAGAAATCAGTAATGGGGGCGGAGTCCACTACCGCACGAAGAGTATGTACTCCCCCGGCAAAAGTAGCCGAGAGGTTAATGAGTTCTCCATCCTTATCGTAGAACTGAATATTATCATCTTGAGACATTAGCTAGTCCTCGCTGCAGTCAATATGGGTAATTCCCAGTAGCCGTTGAGTCCGGCCCCACCGTCAGCAGTGATCTGCGCGGTCAGAGCAACACCAGCGGCCAACAAGGCGGCCAGGGTATCTGTGAGCGTGGCCCGGTAGTTACCATCAGAAGTAGCCACATAGTCCATGGTTAATGGCCAGGTTTCCCCAGCGATTTCAGCATCAGCCGAGTCCACCACGGTCACAGTGACGGTGGCCGCATTCATATAGGCCGCTGTGACTTCGTTCTGTAAACCAACCAGGGTCAGTAAATTATCATTGGGGCCAACGTATAAGGTGAGTGCCATCAGTCTAGCTCCACTGTTGCATTGATTGCAGTATCCATTGTAGCGCCGGAGTCGTCAACTGCTGATATCAGAGACGCCGAGCCAACCGCAGCAGGCTCTGTCTCAGCGCCAGAGCTATCAACGGCGGATATTAGAGACCCGGAGCCCGCTACCGCAGGTTCCATTATAGCACACGAGATGACGAATCCCTGCTGCGCGGCGGCCGCGAGGGTGATCGTAGCAGAATACTCGGTCAATACCAATGCGTCGCCGATCGCCTGCACGTTTACGTCGTATATGATGGTTGCTGGGTTGGTTAATAGCGCCAAAGCCGCTGTGGCAGTAGTGATGGTCTTATCTACTGAGATGGCGGCGGTACCTTCCTCCAAGGTCAGAGCATCGGTAATACCTACGACCGTCGTGCCTACCAGTATCGAGGCTGTGCCTTCGGACAGAGTTAACGCATCCGTAATCGTGGTTATAGTAACGTCGAGGGTGATCTCAGCAGTGCCTTCAGCTAGTACCAATGCGTCAGTAATACCGAGCACACTTCGGTCGAGGACTATTGAAGCCGTGCCTTCAGTGAGTACCAAGGTGTCCGTGATGCCGGTTACCGTCGTGCCTACAATTATGTTCGCGGTACCGCCGGCTAATACCAAGGCGTCGGTAATGCCGGTTACCGTTATGTCCCTAACGATGTCAGCAGTGCCTTCAGATAATACCAATGCGTCCGTGATGCCGGTTACCGTTATGTCCCTAACGATGTCAGCAGTGCCTTCAGCTAATACCAAGGCATCCGTAATACCGGTTACCGTCGTGCCTACAATTATGTTCGCGGTACCGCCGGCTAATACCAAGGCGTCCGTGATGCCGGTTACCGTTATGTCCCTAACGACGTCAGCAGTGCCTTCAGCGAGGACCAAGGCATCCGTAATACCGGTTACCGTTATGTCCCTAACGATGCCAGCAGTGCCTTCAGCGAGGACCAAGGCGTCCGTGATGCCGGTTACTATTGTTCCAGAGGTAGCCTCCCAGAAGATGCCAGAATACTGTCCCAAGAAATGTTGCTTATCGCCTTGATCTAGTGAGCCATTACCAATGGGGATAGCCGAGTTCCACGGCTGCTGATAGCTCAACATCGAGAGCTTATCGTTATCAGTTATCGGCCCCTCTATGATTATGCTAGCGGTGCCTTCAGCTAATACCAATGCGTCCGTAATGCCGGTTATGGTTACCAGAAGCTCAACAGTCGCGGTGCCTTCAGCCAAGACCAGCGCATCACCGATTGCGGTTATGGTTACGTCATTGGAAATCGTCGCAGTGCCTTCAGCTAGGACCAATGCATCAACGATTGCGGTTATGGTTACATCATTGGAAATCGTCGCAGTGCCTTCAGCTAATACCAGGGTGTCGGTAATACCGGTTACCGTTATGTCCCTAATGATGTCAGCAGTGCCTTCAGCGAGGACCAATGCGTCCGTGATGCCGGTTATGGTTACATCATTGGAAATCGTCGCAGTGCCTTCAGCTAATACCAAGGCATCCGTGATACCGGTTACCGTCGTGCCCTCGCTAACATCCCAAAAGATGCCGGAATATTGTCCCAGGAAATGCTGCTTATCACCCTGATCTAGTGAGCCATTACCAATAGGTATTGCTGAGTTCCAGGGTTGCTGATAGCTCAACATCGAGAGCTTATCGTTATCAGTTATGGGTCCTGACACGACGATTGTTGCAGTGCCTTCAGCGAGGACCAACGTATCAACGATTGCGGTTATGATTACATCATTGGAAATCGTCGCAGTGCCTTCAGCGAGGACCAGGGTGTCGGTAATGCCGGTTACTGATATGTCCCTAACGATGTCAGCAGTGCCTTCAGCGAGGACCAATGCGTCCGTAATACCGGTTACCGTTACATCATTGGAAACCGTCGCGGTGCCTTCCGCTAATACCAGGGCGTCCGTAATGCCGGTTATGGTTACATCGTTGGAGATCGTCGCAGTGCCTTCAGCTAATACCAATGCGTCCGTAATGCCGGTTACAGTTGTCGGTGCCTCAACTACTGTTTCGATGCCTTCAGTCAGGTACGTACTTGGTTTCCAGATACCAGAGGGGTTGCTCATCCACGCTTTAGCGTCGGCTTCACTCGCTATATAATCATTGATTATACCTGCATAGCTTATATTGCCGTCAAAGTTCCTAACATTAGTGACATCACTACCTAGCCCTAGATACATAGCCGATTCAGTCAAGTTCGGGGTTAACCCGGTTGTGTCTGCTGTGTCTTTTAGTTGGCCGTTAACATAGAGCTTAGTTTCATCATTGGCACCATCATATGTGCCAACTATCCGATACCACTTATTTAATATAGGTGCATCAAAATCATAGGCACCTAAATCCCCTCCATCCGCCTGATACATAGCAAAATAAAATCTATTGGAGTAAGCACCAATACCCCAATCTATCGCGCCGAAGGAAGTAGCTCTACCTCGATGAAAAACACAGCGTCTATTACCGTTAAATGTGCGAATCATAAATTCGGTAAATACAGTAAACCCGCTTGTGTTACCTAACAGACTGGTTTTAGCGACCTCATCTTTATAAAAGCCATTGTCTTCTACAACATCTAAGACCGTACCGCGCGGGGACCCGGTAACGCGGGGGCTGCCTAGTGTGGATGCTAAGTCAGGACCGTAGCCCATCACAGCTTTAACATACCCGCGTTGGTTAGTCTTACCACCGAGGGAGTAAATTTCGCCAGTGTTCTTTAGGAGGTTGCGAACAAAAACATTGTTCGGGTTTAAATCGGCCGCATCATCATTAATGTGATTTGGCTTTATCGTTGTTGGTACATTCCTTTTAACTATCGCAGAACTGGTACTGGCTGCCGCTCCTGAGATGTCCGCAGTGCCGGTAGTAAGTACTAATGCGTCTGTGATACCGGTTACGGTTACATCACCGGAACCTACTCCTGCTTTAGAATACTGTACAACTTCGGGCGTAAATAACTGATATGGATTTTTTGCTAAGGATTCCGCTAGAGCTTCCCCGCCGTTCTCAATATAAGCGCAAAGGCCAATGTGTCCTTCAGCCCACAGGTAATCAATATCAGGAACCGGGTGATTACCCACAGTCAACTTACTGCCTGAGTCCACCCCCATGATCATACCGGTGAGGGTTCCCTGCAACACACCGTTGACCCAGAACTTCATAACCTCGTTGTGGAGCATCCCCACCATGACGTATTTTTTACCGGCTACTACATCCGCGCCGGGGAATACTATGCTTTGCCAGGAATTATCGGTTGCCCCAATAACAAAGTTTAAATTGTTGTTAGCTGCTTGCTGCTCAAACGCCCACCCAGAGCGAGCAACCCCGTCATTGGCTAACGTAGAATACTGTGTGCTTGTTTGAGTGAGTGTGGTGGTGTCTGCTACCCATTCGCTGACGACAACAAAATTTAATTGCTGGTACTGTAGACCAGAATCAAACTCTATCATGTCGTCAGCACCGTCAAAGTGCAGCCCGACACCTAACGGGGATATTTCTTTGGCTTCGCCGGTAGTGCTTACACCAAACTCTCGTGTTACTAAATCAAATGCACGATTGTCAGTCGTGCCTAAGTTGACAAAGTGCTTTACCTTGTCAGCATACTTAGGATTTATTGGGGTGTGTTGATTTGGCTTTCGCAGCCGAGTAAATGCCTTTTTCCCTATTACGGGTAGCTCCGCCTGAGCAATCCCGCTCGGTAAGTATCGCACCTGAGCTTCTAGTACACTATATGGGTCTTTATTTAGTGCTTGTACTTCAGCCTCTGAAATTGCTCTGCTATTCCAAACATAAAAATAACGGGCATAGCCCTGCCACATGTCCGTTGTTGGTGCTACGGGTTGGTTACCAAGATATGTGTTAGCGGATGCGGCACCGGAAGATATTGGATTACCGGTACCGGTGCCCCCCGTGTTAGTGAGAGCTTGGCCATCCACCCACATTTTAACAGTGCCATCGTATACAACTACACAATCCTCCACCGCGTTGAGGTCCAGCGTGTGGTTGAATATGGCGCTGATCCAGCCGCCGGTTTCCCTAATAGATATTTCCCACTGGGTATTGGCGCTGTCGTACCGGAAGACGAGGTGCATCGCATCGGTTGAGGGCGAATCTAGGTTAGCAACTACCGTCTCTTCGTCTGTGCCCCCTGATGCGGTTCGCACAAAGGACCAGGCAAACGTGGCCGCACTCGACCCCGCTAATTGTAGAGAATCCGCATCTTTCCCTAAATCAATGTATCTATTGTCTGTACCAAAATCTAAGACACGTTCATTGTTTTTAATTGCAGTAACAGGCTTGGTAGTAGACGCCGTGCCAAGGGCGCCTTTACCTGTTATGTTTCGGGGTATCCCGTTGGGCTCATTAAATACATATGCCGTTGTCAGCCCTTTCGCAAGATTGGCGCTACGATTTAAGGCAGTATAGCCTTCCGGTTTTCGTTTTAATGAAAATCGTTTGGGTATATAGCTCGACATGTACTAGGCACTAGTGTATGTGATGCCTACCGCATTGACGTTAGAACCGGCAGCCATCGTTCCTGCCGTATTGTTGTGCAATACAAGCATGAACTTCTGCGGCATAATGCCACCAAAAGCCTGCGCGATACTAAGTGGGCCGAAGTGGTAGCCCTGAGCCGTGGCTGGTGTAGTTGCTTCCACTGCCACCGAGCCCAGGAATATAAGGTTCAGTGGGTTGAAAGCAGTATCCGCCACTTCTTCTGTTGCTGCATCAAACAGAGCATCAATACCACCACCTACATCGGTAGCAGTAGCCGTCTGATAATTACCAGCTACATAAATGTCCAGCGTGTCCCCCGCCACAGGTGTGGTCGCGCCGAGCTCAAGAAGCCCACCAATCAGGACATCGAGATATTTATTGGTGGTGTTGTCGAACATAGCACTCGATGCGTACTGGCCGGGGGCTAACCCCGTCCCCCAAGCAGTGACGGCGATAGCCTCATCTGCTGCATATGTAATATTGGTGACGCTCATAATATACTCCTTGGTGTATTAAATACGTGTAATTTATGGACCGGTTCCGAACTCAGCACGAGTTACTGTACCGGTGACCTCCGACGTAGCAGATTTATGATCAACAGTGACGCCATCGTCATTGTATATCTCAATACTCGCGCCGTCATTGGTTCCTTTGTTTCGTAGGAACTTATACAAATAGCCGATCTTCTGAGCCAATGTAATAGTCGCGCCTGGCGCACCCTGGGCCGGTTCTGCATACGTGGTTGTATCTAAAGCGGTATCGACCTCGGCATTAACGGAGGCCTTCATGGCCGCCGTGAGATCCCCTGCAGTGGGTGCATTAGTTAAGTTGGTCGCGGTATCAACCGTGTTGCCGGTAACTTTGCCATTGGTGACTTCAATCGCTAGATCCGAGAAATTGGTGGGGAAGGCTTGGACGAGGGTGTACCCAGTCTTACCAACATTCCAATTGCCCTTACCATCAAGTGCAGAAGCGGCGATGCCTGTAGCCGTTAACCACCCAGCAGTGATCGCGGGTAAATTAGTCAAAGTGGATACTGTTGGGATTACAGCGCCTGTGTGTGTTGCGGCAGCGAGGGTAACCAACGCCGTATCTAAATCGAAGGCATGTTGTGCGCTAGCGTTGCCGTACGTTTCAATATCGATAGCAATATCGAGCCAAACTTTCGTTCCGGTTTGATCGATGATGTACAACACAATTCGTGCGGCGCTCATCTCCGCAGCAGTAAGCACCAAGGAATAGCCGGTACCTTCATCTGTCGGTAAGTTGGTGGTATTGGCTTCGGCACCTTCATCTTTCATGATCACGATGTCGCCCGCAGCAAACGTGGCGGCAGGTTCCATATCAATACCGTCTATCTGGTATAGATTAAAATTGAGTGTGTAGGCCTGGTTATACTTCTGAGCTGATCGCGTTTCCATGTTACCCCTCCAAAATTCGTCGTCTAAGTATTTCCACGCCACCACCACCGGCAGCGGCCGTGTAGTCAATCTCGACTTCTATTGCGTCTATCGACCAGGTTGCTGCATACCCCTTACCTGATTGAGCCGATGTTACCTCTAGCTGCATACCTGCCAGCTCTGCGGCGGTCCAATCGAGGTCCCATAAAGTGTTTTCAGTCAAGGTGTACGTGGTGAGGGTCCCCGTTAGGGTGCCCGTCCCGACCTGGCCTTGGCCAGTCCCACCAATTAGCAGGTCAACGTCTATGCTGTTAGTGCCCCCGCCGGCCCCATCTTTCGCGTGGATCTTTACGGTGACAGAGTTAACTGTATCCCCATCCACAATAGCGGAAGCGCTGAGATCTAGTATTACGACATCCGGATCAGTGTTAGTTTCTAGGAAGACACCATCGACACTTGCAATGCCTTCATCAACATCTAGGTAACTGCCTGTCGGCCAGCCACCATCATCGCCATTAGGTACAAGAGTTTCAATAGTCATTAATCATCTACCCACTGAAGACAACATGGTCCATTGTTCTTTTCGTTCTGTTTACGCGGAGGACAATTCTGAGGCCAACCTACGCAGGTATCCGCAAACTCTTCTGCAGCAGTAAGGGTAGGCCTGGCTGGACTCATAATATCTGGAACCTCGGCAACGCCACGCATGATGTCACATCCGTGGATGCCCCCACTGTGGTATATACAATCTGAATGATCTGCGTTAGGGAAGCGAGGCCATGCCTTGCAGCATGCGCCGTCGCAATCCCTTGTCCGCACTAATTTCATCACACCCTATTAGGTGATGGTGAAGATGCCGCCCGCAGGCCAAGCAACCGTCAGAGCACCAGCAGCCATATCAACCGGGCCACCTAACTCAACGAATGCAACCGCGTCTTTACCCGCATCGGTGAAGTTATAGATGATGCCCCAGTACGCAGTCGTGGTGTTGCTCGCGTCCTGTGCCCAGGTAGGATCGGACTCCAGGGAGTCGAAGGTCATAACACCGCCGGCTTCGGTAACAAGTGCGGATAACGCACCAATACTAATACCACCCGCAGTATACGTGCCTGCTGCCGTCACTTCATTTGTGGCTGAGTATACGGGGGCCGCATCACCCACAGCCGGTGCGCGGGCGCTTTCAAATATGGCGAGATGGAAAAGATCACTCGCCGCCCAATCGCCGTCAAGCATTTTTGCTTTCGCTTCGTCAAATACTAAAATTGAGCCTGTAGCCATGGTCTGATCCTCTAATTAATTTGTAATTACGATATGTACAGCTAATCCCTCTACAGGATACCCTGCGACGTACGCGGAGTATAGGGGTGCAGGGTGGGTCTATGTCAAGGGTTTTAACGTCGCATCCACGAACCTGATCGCTTTTGGCGTCCACGGCGCACGAATTTATCATCCCCAGCCGCTAGGTCCTCGGCACTCTTGGCTTTAGGTTTGCGGGCGGTACCGCCGGATACCCCACCGGCTACTCGAATGGCCAGGTACGCCAAGGCCTCACAATCGAGGTAATGGTTATCCGTGGCTGTTTGTATCCATGTCACCTTGCCACTGGGTTTAACGGCTCGCTGCTCCGCTACTATCTGTTTGCAGTAGCCTTCGTCGGTATCTGATGGTAGATGCCATGTACAGGCTTCACCATTCTCGTCGTCCCAGGCTACCTGCGAATGCACCCAGCTCTTCATGATATCCGCGCTGTAATGCCAGAGCTGCAGGCCCCCTTTGAATACCTTGCCTCGTATGGTTACATCAATCATGCTGGCGTAATAGGGTTTATCCAGGCTGTCATGCCCCTTCACCGCTATGGCCACCGTACGATGTTTCCTGCAGAAAGCGTACACCGGCTCAGGACGATACCCTGAATCGATAGCGATCTTGGTAATCATCTTGTCTTCCCATTCTGTCTCCAGCAGTTCTTCGAGCTGGCGCCATACGTCGGCCTGATCCGTGGGACCCCACAACTCCCCGTGCTCAACCTGCCAGCTTTCGAGGCCTTCACCAAAGCCGCGCACCACATACACCAATCGATTCTTTTGAACATCGACTGCACCCACCAGGCGCTTAGTCTTTTCAGGCACAGTGTTTGACAAGTATTCACCGATGCAAGTTTTAACCTTCTCCCACTTCGGTGCCTCGCCGCTGATGCGGAATAGCTCGCCAAAATCGGTGTTGATGACACCTTTGATGCGCTCGGGCTCCCCCGACTTAGCCGCCTGTATGAACTTCGCCGCCAAAAATCCTAAAGACTTCTTAGGACTGAAAGACATGATGCCTGACACCCAGAAGGATTCATTGGATGATCCCGTAGCCATATAGCCGTTGAAGTCGATCATCTCTTCTTCGTGGGTGTTGTGATCCTGTATGAGTATCCGTTTTTTCTTCTTGCTCCACTTGGCGGGCTTCTGACCCGGTGCAACAAATACTCCGAACTGATTCATCCAGTTCTTATTCTTATCGCCATTCTGGCCACCGCAACAGGGACAATTTAATTTAGCTTCTTTCTCAGCGATCTCGACGGTAGCACCTTTAGGCCACCATAATAGTCGCATACGGGGAATGAAGTATTCGAAACACTGGGCGCAGGGTACCGCCCACTCGTGCCTGCTACCCTCCTGCCACAGACGCCACACAGGGGAGACAATGGTGTCTGATTCATCCCAGTGCTGCATGCCTGTTGCCTTATGCACGAGTACGTCCACATTGCCTTCAGTGGGTGTGGACGTGACGCCGATCTTACCGTCAGCGAAGACAGAGGTACGAGCCTCTGTCAACTCTACTGGCGAGCCCTCACCCTTGACATCCTGCTCCATACGGTCTAGTTCATCGACCAGCCCCAGCCGTGCTGAGTCAGAGGCCAACTCTGTTGCCGAGCCCGCCCAGGCGAGACGCAGGGACACGCCCGAGATCCGCTTATGGTGTTTAGTGGATTTGTGTCCCTTAGCAAGTTTGTCCCATAAGGAATCACAGTTCCTGAACATGTCGACGATCTTGGGCTCCACCACGGAATCAATATTCGATTGGGTAGGGCCTACATAGATTATGGGGGCTGGATCATCATCTAGCTGGTGGCCAATGATATTCTGCATAGACACAGACTTACCCATCTGTGAACCCATGATGAAAATGATACGGCGCACGAGCGGCTTAGAGAAAGCCCGCACGATAGAGATCATGTAGGGGTTTCTCGCCGAGCGCCACGGCCCTGGTTCTGCAGATCCTACAGGAAGAACACGGTTTTCATCAGCCCACTCATCCGCTGTTCGCGGCGCTGCTGCTCTGACTATCTTCGCTGATGATGTCACCAGCTTCAGCAACAAGTGCTTCGAGAGCGTCAGCGGTGGCTTCTCTAATACGGCGTCCTTCGGCGAAGAGTTTTTGCCTGATTTCGGCGGGCTCTTCAATTGCTGCGAGTTCGTTGGCAAGTCTGCCTCCTAGTGCATCGAGCTGCGATCCATATGTGGCCGCAATCTCATTTAGTGTGTCTTTAACATCATCGATCAAGAGAACGGTTTTACGCGCTATCTGTGCATCCACCTCGGCCTTATCAGCCTGGAACTTCTTGAGTCGGCCCTCTTCAGTCTTGAGCACGATAACTTCGCTACCAGGCTCATGCCCTTTCCCGATGGCTTTGTCAACCTGCCATTGGCCGTACCATCTGAATACCGCGCCAATGTCGTATGAGTACCCGGCGCCCCGTTGCCCCTTGACAGCGATGGGCATGCCGTGGTCACGGTGCCATCCGGTAAGGGTGACCTGGGCCACATCCAGAATAGCCGCTAAGTCTTTTTGTCCTACCATGCGTCCAGCCATTATTGTTTGATCCTCGCTATTTGTCGATCCAACTCTATGCCGAACCGGGCACGTATTTTGGGTCGCAGGGCGCTCTTGATCGAGCGGCCCTGCTTGGGTCGTTGAGTAAGCAGTCCGGACACCGAGTCACCAAAAATCGGTTTGATGGGTAAGCGCTTGGCTCCCTTGACTCGGTGGAACACCGTCTCAGCGGTACCGCCCCCTACCTTACCACGGGACCATATAAACGCATTCTTATATTTGATTCTCTTGTTCCACACCTTGCCGGTCACGCCGCCACCCCGGCTACCCTTCCGACCCTTCAGGGCCTTGGTACCTTTGAAGCTGGAGAGGTTGGGTTTCTTCCGTTCTCGGACAACCATCACCGCCTCGTATCGATTGTAGCCAGGTTTAGCTGATGCGGGCTTCTTACTGATACGCTGGCCTATCTCCTTTTTGGTCATGTTGATCTTCTTGACCATCAGGTTCTTGGTGTCCACCACGGTACCGGTCAACGTCTTATTCAGCGCACGAGATATGGCTGGACCAAGACGCTTTCTTTGGTAATCCTTGAGGTACTTCTTCGCTTCTTTAACCTGAGCGGTCACTGAAATCTTCATTCGATAGTTCCCATAATGACTCCCTTTTTAGTATTTTTCTGCAAAAGATGCAAGTTCCGCTTAGTTACGTTAGTGAGCACTAACCTCGCAGATCAATGGTAGCCCCATGTCGTACACAATGTATGACACAGTGTGACACAAAAAACTCTCGAATCCTGCCGCTGCGAGACC